GGTGAGCTCTTTGTCCCATTCTGTTGATTCGATTGTCCATTCTTCATAATTGTTGTTTTTGTCATAGTTATAAATTAGTTCTATTTCTCCGATTTTCTCATCATCCTGGCGAGTGTAAACTTCAACGATGATGGTGTGGGTTGCGATGTCAGATGATAACTCTGAAAACCAGTATTTACTTTCCGTATTTTTCATTGTAGATTCGATTTGAATATTTTACATATGAAGCTGGGAGTTCATAGCTCTGCTTCACTTCTGTCTTTTGCTGAACCTCTGCTCGATGCGTTGTGGCTGTATCGAGTAAGTACACAAAGAAAGCAGCACCCAAAATAAACACGATGCCACTGCCAAGAATCTGACGCTCATCTTGGTTGAGGTCTTGGAATAGGAATTTAATTGTTTTCATGCTCTTCGATTTTTTCAAGTAGTTGATTGACAGAAAACCAAGCAGCCGATGCTCTGAATATAGCCGCATCTTTTGCATCCCTTGCATCACGATACTGATAACACTCAAGAAGTTCATTGTATAGCTCTGCCTCTGTGGTTCTAATTAGTTCTAAAATTTGTTCTTTGTCCATAATAAATTGTTTTTGTTTCTGCGAATATACGCAACATTTGCAAATATGTTACAAATTATGAACATTTTTTTAAACTTTTTTTTTGGAGTGTACCCGTTAAGGTGTAAAAATTCCACTATAAAGTGGGATTATACCCGATTATGTACGCAAATGTTCGCAAATATCCTATTATAATACGAAAAAAGGGAGCCCGAAAGCTCCCCCAAAACAACGTATTATGAATACGGTACTAAATTACAAAGGAAATTTGATTGAGTCGATAGACTTGGCGGTTTTTTTCACCTTATCCTCCTCATATCTTCCGCACTCAATGGTGAGGATACGCCCTCCAGTTGGCTTGATGGGAGCACCACGCTCAACGTGCCATCCTTTGGAGCCATCACCATATTCTTCCTTGTAGGTACCAGTGAGCATCAAGTGAATGTCTTTATGATGATGGCGATATCCAGTCTTTGAATGAAAGGTAACGGTGTCACGCACATCATTGCGAGCTGCATTCTCGTGGATGTGGCCCATAGTGAACACATCGAAGTCCTCATACATCTCCAAAGCCCTGGTCAAGTTGAGTGCACCCTTTGTGACTACACCTCCACCACCACTGCCGTGAAAGTATTTGATTTTGGTAGCCATCTGCACGTTGCCATTGAATGTCTGTCGAACAATCAACCAACCTCCATAGCCACCCGTGAACACATTGCTTCCAGCTTTGTAGTTGAGAAGGTCAACGAATCGCTGAAGGATATCAGTCTCTTGATACTTGATGATTGCGGTCTCATGATTTCCGTATCCGATTACCGTCAGGATGTGAGCATACGGCAGAAACCATTCAACAGCGGTGTCGACTATGCTATCCAGGTACTTTGCATTATTGTGCTCTGGTCTGATGTCAGACTTGTTGCCTCTACGATCACCACGCCCTTGCATTAGGCAGAACATATCGCCATTTATCATGACGGGAATGTTGTGCTCCAGGCAATAGTCGAGGTCACGCTTGAGAAGTTTCCAATCGCTTTTTGGATTGTCCCAATGGACATCTGATAGCATCGCTATCTTCACCAAGTTGCCCTCGAGTTGAAGCTCGTGGATGTTCTTGGCGTGCTTTTTTAATATCATATATTGGATTTAGAGTATCTGAATAGATACATTGTTCCCATGCCAATCACAAAACCAAGAATCAGCACCCAAAATAATGGCTTTTCTTTTTGTGATTTGTACTTCGCCACCTCTATCTTCTGCACCTGGCGAATGGTGTCACGCTTGAGCTTGTATTCGATGCGAGTCTGCCATCTTGTTTTTGGCACATAGGACGTCTTGTAGCGCACTATGGTGTCCTTTTGGACCAATACCTTCTCCCAATAGATTGAATCGTTTACAACGTATGGAATTGAGTCGATTGAGGTGATTCGGATGGTGTCAGCGCCACCCTCCTCGCAACGGTAACCCTTGTCAAAGGCTTTACGGACGTGGTAATTTACCGAGCAAGATGTCGCAAATATTGCCAATAAAAGCGACAGAATGGTGATTAAAGTTCTCATAAGTTCTCAAGCATTTGAATCATTCTCTGGCATGGATATATGTCACTCTTGTCCTTTCTGACCGAATTGTGAGTATAGATACCAGGAGTGCCCTTGAATGCCTCCTTGTCAAGCGAAAATATCTGCGCTCTATATTCTCTCGGTATGTTATAGGTATCGCAGAGATACACGAGCAATTGTCGAGTGCTTTCAATTTGTGCATCTGTGTATTTGTACCAATGCTTGAATCCCTTATATGGCTCATCCAAGGTGGTCACCATAGATTCAGGCACTCGAGCGTTCACATAGTTGTAAAACTTACCATCTTTCTCCTTGAGATATCCCCAGTTGCATACCTCGATTCCAACAGAAGCCTTGTCAAGATTTTGATATTTCGCACCTTGACCTTTGAATTCTGCTTTGCTGATGCCGAGATGCCACGCCCAATGCTTGGATGAGAAGCACTGAACAATCAATCCATCTTGACCAACCACAAAAGCAGTGGCTACTCTATCGCTGGTTCCGTTCCAATACCTACTCACTGCCTCTGCATTGCCGTTGCCAGCAGTGTGGTGCAAATAGATTTGAGTCTTGGCTGACTCCTCGGCAAAGTACTGCGACTCTTTGAGTCTTACTTGCTTGATTTTTGAGATGTCTAATTCCATTTGTCAAGTTTTTTGTCCAATAAACTGGACTTTAATAAACCCCGACAACAGTATCATCGGGGGATTCTCGGTGTTCAGTTATCGTGAGCAGTAGAGTGGAGTTACTGCCATTTATCGAGTTCTGCTTTAGATCGTGTAACGAATCTACGCATGGCAGCGAGAATGTTCTTGCCGGTCACGCTCTCATATGATTCGTTGATACTCTTGACTTCAACTATCACGCAAAAGAAAGCCACAAATTTTGTCATGATGAGCTCAACTGCGATGAAGTGAGCAATGATATCACCAGCGATGTACTTCTCAATAAGGAATGTGAAGATGATACCACCACAATAGAGCAATGACTTACCGATTGTGTCAGATAGTCTGCGAGATTTGAATGCTTTCCAGCCTCCTTTTTTAACGCTTCTCCATACTCCGAATATGGTGTCAATGAATATGGCAAGAATGGCAACCAATACCATGGGCTGCACTGGTGCGAGTATAGTTAAGAATGAAGCGGTCAAAATAAAAAGGCTGTTTTTCATCAGATGACAAGAATTTGATTGTTGTATCCGTTGTTGCGTGGATATCCGCAGTTCCATTCGCCATTGAACCAGCAGTCACCAAGGCACTGGAGGCACTCGATTTGTGGGCGAAGGTCAGTATCACGATTCTCGTGGCTAATGAAGATAGGATATTCCGCTTTGTTTTTGATTAAGTATTTGATGAGACGCATCTCAAAGAAAGATGCTTTCTGTGCATAGTGCTCCATGCCGAATGCAACTTCACTGCGAGATACTGGCTGTGAGAAGTCACCACTCTGCTGCTGGAGTCCCTTGTTCTTGAGCTGATACGTCAAGCCAAAGACTGCATCTTCAGCGGACCTCCATGCGATGACAGGCTGAATGAACTGCACCAGGGTCTCCTCTTCAGGTGTCAACGTCTGATTGTTGTAAGCATCGAGCAAGTGGTTGTAGAATACGGTGCCCAATATCGGCATCACTCGGAGCTGTGCTTGAGTTGCTACATATGGGAACACATCAGTCACATCCACATTGGCAGTGATTGGCGTGTTGGTCTTGAGGTAGTTTTCTGTGATAAAGTACAACATTACGCTTGAGGTATTTGAGGTTGTGCGGCTGCTGCTGCTTGTGTTTGGGTTACATCACCACCTTCAATCGGTGGAAGTGATGCGAGTGCTCTGACCTCATTGATGGTCATCTGCTCAAGTACTTTGGTAGCAACCAATGGACTCAATGAGTTGAGTGCGTCAGATGTTTTGCTTGCATCTCCTTCAATTTCAACAATGGTTTCATTGATGATTTGGAAGTTGTTGATCGTGAAGTCAGCGAATCCGAGCTTGGCGATGTGCAGAATCTCATTGAAGATATCTTGCACTTGCTCACGCAATGGCATGACAACGTTTTTCTCGAAGATTACATATGCTTGCTTGATGTCACTACCAGAACCAAGTGAACCAGTGGTGCGGACACCCATCAAGATTGGGTCGATGGTGTGAGCAAAACAGATTTGCTCTGTGTTTAAACCAGATGCTTCCTGGAAGAGCTTGTCATTCGAGTTGGTTGGAATGCTCTCAATCTTTGGAAGCTGGTCTTGTGAGTTCGCAAAGAATGCGGCAGTCTTTCCAGCGTTCTGTGCACCTTTGAGCTTGTCGATGGTGTTACGCAGCACGTTCTTTTCCTCCTCCGATTGCGGACGTTTTGGGAACATGATTGCAAACGATGGGAAGATGCTGTTCTGGATGTTGGATTTGGCGAAGTACGAAAGCTCACCAGATAGGAATGCGAAGTTCAAAGCACTTGAATACTTCGGCAATGGATACCAATCTTGACCAAGGGTCTCTACCTCATAAACAAACAACTGTTCTGTGTCAGTGCAAGTCGGATGGTGCTTCTTGATTTCTTGCACATTGATTCGAGCCGACCAATCCTCACAGATGAAGTACTGATTTGGTTGACGACCACGTCTCACCTTCTCTGGCGATACGTTGTGCACTCTCTTGAGCTTCATTTTCTCATCAAATACCAAGCGAAAGTAAACACGATTGTGCACAACCAACTGCTCGGTGACTGCTCTTGCAATCTTTTTGATGTTTACTTTCTTCTCGAATGTGTATAGGTCAAGTAAATCCTTGGCAGTTGCACCCTCAACTTTGATATCAAAGCCACCACCAATGACAGCGTTGGTTTTGTAGTCCACAATGGCACCATGAAGAGGCGAGCTGAACACCATCTGGTTGAGCAGCTCTGGATACATATTGTCTTGTCCGAATGGAATCCATCCAGCGGTGGTGTATCTTCCGTTGACGTATGGCAAAGAGAGGTTTGCACCACCAACTTTCAAGAATGGTGTGCTGAATGCCTCGTAATTTGGTGAGATGACTTCCATCTCTGCTGGTTTTTGTGCTCTGAATCTATCGAATATGCCCATGATTAATCGTAAATTGATGATGTCGATGCACCACTCACAACCATTCTCCCCTCTTCAATGACAACACCAGTGGTATCCTCGATTGATGTGGGTGGAATTGTGGATTCGTACACCGAGTATGTATATTGTCCCTTCATTAGCTCGACATCAACGGGCTCATCCAAATAGAATAGATTGAATCGCTCTGGATAGTCGGAGTCATCGGGTGCTGTGAAGAGTATTAGGTCGGATGTTGGGTTCATTTCGTTCTGAAAAACGAACAAATAATATGGCGAAGTCAATGTCGACACCTCTGTCAGTGTCAGCACAATTGAATTCACCTCTCCCTTGTTAATGTAAATCATTTACTTATATTGCAATAGGGTCAAATTTTGTTCACAAAAAAAGCCACCCGATTGGATGGCTCTTTGTAGTAGGTTGATTTTTGATTAAGCAATGACAGCATTCACAGCAGCCTCTTCAATCTCGTATGCGAGGAAGTCATTCTCTGCGATCAATGTCACAGAGTACTTGCTACCATCTGCACGAGTAGTACCTGAACCTTCGCCAACAGCACTCAACTGAAGGAATGGGAAGTACCAGTACTTGCCGTTCATATCCTTAACAATTGCGTTAAGGTATTGTTGACCAGCACCCAAGATTTTGATTGCTTGAGATTTGTCTTGGTCTCTGCGGTGGAACATCAAAGAGATTGTCGCAGTCACATAAGATGAACCGTTCACGAGGTCGATGGCAGCATCTTCAACATAGCTTCCAGTGTTTCTGCGTATCTCGAAAGGAGTATAGTCAGGAGCACCACCAGCTAAAGTGATAGCATCGATCGTCCATGTGTTGGTTGCATCTAAAGTGAATGACGCAATGTTGTCTTGCTGATTAATCCAAATCTTCTCGATGCCACCACTATTGTTGTCGCACGATTTTACGATTGTTTCTAAAGCTTCACAAGCCATAATATTTTTGATTTATCAGTTTGAAAAAATAGGGGGGAATTTCACCCCCCTGGATATATTAAGAGTAGAGAACTACTTCAGCACCATTCACGTGAACGAAACCAACTTTCATGTTGGCACGAGTACGGATGTAAGGCTCTGCAACTGTGTCAGAAAGGTTAACAGCTTTCAACGCTTTGTCATCACCTTCTGCATCGAATGCATAGATAAGGTTGTCTTTCAAAGTCAAGACAGCAGTGTCATTCGGCATACCCTCACAAACAACAACTTTCACACCAAGGTATGTCAATTGAAGTGGAGTGGTTACATATGTCATGGTGTTTCCAGAAGCAGCAGCCAATTCGTATGCGTTAGCGATGTTCGTAGAAACATACAAGCGAAGGTCAGCTTTCTTGCGGATGATTGCAGCAGGAGCAGCAGCGAAGATAAGAGCTAATTGAGCCAATACGTTACCAGAGTTTACAGTTGTATTCGCAACGTCAACAACAGTAGCGTCAGCCAAAAGGTTCTTGATGTAACCATCGCAAAGAGCCAATGTAGCGTTCTCACTTGTTGTGTCACCTTGCCAACGGATAAGCTCGATGTCTTGACCGATTTGCTTCGCCATTTCATTCCAGTAGAAATCCATGAAAGATGCAACAGTAAAGTCACCATTTGAACCTTTAGCCATTTGAAGGGCAAGGAATGATTGCTCAAGGTCGAATTGACAGATTTGAGCCATAGCACTTAATGCACATACATCGATTTCAACTGCGCTCAAGTCGTCAGTTGGAGCATCGAATGGGCAAGAAGATGCTTGCAATACATTTCCAAAAAGCACAGTCGCTAATTTGGTTTTAGATTTCACACCTGGTAAAAGGCGGTAATTGTCAGCGATAGACTCTTCACTCAAATATGCTTTAGAGTAGAATGCCTCTGGGTTCGCTGCCAATAGAGCGGATGCGTCAACATCCAAATCGAAACGGAGTTTTCTTGACATTTTTATTTGTTTTTTATTGATTACTGAATTGTTTAAATGCGGCAAATTTTTGGCTCATTGTAGCCTCGGCAATTTGCTCCTCTGCCTTTTCTTCTTCTTTCTCTGCGTACATCTCTTCCATTTGATTGCGTAGGTCAGCGATGATGGCAATCAATGCCTTCTCACGCTCCTCAATCACTGGCAAGACGATTGCAAGAATTGCTTCTGCGTCTGTTGCTGGGTCGATAGCCATCTCCTCTTCAGTTGTGGTAGACTCTTCAGTTGTCTCTTCAACTGTTGTATCTTCCATTGCAACCTCTTCAGTTGACATCTCTTCCTCAACCACTTCCTCGGTTGGTTCTTTTTCCACCTCTTTGATTTCAACAACCTCGCCATCTTTGATGACGTAGATTTTGTCCTCAATGGTGTGCTCTCCATCAGGTAACTTCATTGTATTAAGATTTAATTGTTCCGAAAGTTTCAGACCAAGGAAGCCTTCGATGGAAAAACCAACTTGACCCTCTTCAACCAATTTGTTGTAGTACTCTGGGTCAGTCACTTGAGCAGTCACCATGAGAGTTCCTTCCGGTACCTCGATGCCAAATGTGCTGAATGCTTTGTCTTTGGTTGGGTTGTCCACGATCCATGTCTCAAGGATGTAGGCTGGTACCTTCTTATCAGTGTCATGCTCCAAGTTGAAGATGTCACGATTGCGG